GCCCGGAGTTACTGTGAGCGCTGTAACCGCACCCCCAGAAATTGTAGCTGTTAATGTTGGTGTATCGCCGCTATCAGCAGCGGTAATTGTTACGGCAGGGGCAGCAACATAATCTTCGCCGCCTTCTGAAACTGTGAGTGTTAATACGAGTCCGTCAGAATCAACTGCAGCTGTTGCTGTTGCTTCAGTACCGGCTTCGTATACTTCTCTAACTACCTGTAGGCTATTAGAGTATTTTAAAAAGTATGAAGCTGTATGAAAATCTACTGATGTTTCATCAGAAGGATTTCCGAAAACGCTTACTAGTGTGCCTTCGTTGCTTACAAGAATTGGCTGGTCAACTGGACCCCAACGAAAATTACCAACCATAGCTCCGGTAGATGAGCTAGCGTTTGGTACACCGTTGGTTAAGTCAATTTCTCTTGTAACAACTGCTGGTGACACAGATGGATTTCCTATGGCCATGTCTTATTCCTTTGCAGAGAGTAAAATTATATGTATTTCATAATAAGGTTATATTCAATTACTATTATTTATAAGAATTTAAGTTTAGACTTTACCAATCATTCTGGTGTTCTTCTATAGCCCAACTAGAATGAAATGTAGTATCATCAATTACTGTAGATTGCCCATCATCGTAAAAACCGAATGGGACAATATCATCGTCTATTTCTTTCATTCGTTGTTCAAACATCAAATCTTTAATACTAATATCAGTTAATTCATTAAAAAATGATGTTCCAACAAAATAAGAAAATAATATTAAATTCATTACTAAATCATCGTGATTTCCATCAGATGCTTCATATGATTGCCCCCGCGCCGTAAATGTAGAAATTTCTAATATGGTATTTTCATCCATAATATCTAATTTATTATTTTCCATTAAATCTTTAAATGAAGAACAACCAATTCTTTTAACTTTGCGTGTCATTAACATACCAAGTGAACCAGACTTTACTGCCGATTCAACAAACATATTTTCATATTCTAAATCATGATATAAACCATTACATACAACTTGCCCAGCATCATTAGATTCTATAACAACCATTGCTTCATTATATGACATAGCATATTTATAAATAATATTTGGATATAATAATGGAGAAATATGATTATCTCTATATGTAGCTACCTGTTTAAATGGATTTACACTAACATCAATTATAGTAAATGTACTATAGTCTTGACCCCTACCTTTCGCAACATCTACTGTCATTATATATTGGTGATCTTTTTTAGATTCCTCATATACATAAACATTATCCCGAGTAACGTTTATTGGATCTTTTCTTCTAAGAGATAACAAAACTTCGGCACCAATTAAAGTATCGCCCGTTCCAAAAAAAGTGTTATGTGATACAAACCCTTGGTCATGATTATACACACTTCCATTACCTACATTTACCGGATCATAAAAATAGTCACCTTCGTTTATTTTATTGATACGCGATACAATCTTACCTATGTTATCGCCTATGAGCACATCCCGGGCATAGACTTCTTTATCATTAATAATGAATCTGTGATCAACCGCGCATTCAACAGCTGTATTGTCTTCAAAAATAAATTTTAAATATTTTTCATGCCAATATCTTTTTACTCCATCAAACGATTGAAAACCGGATGGTGTTAAGATTTGTATATTGATGGGAGAACGTGTGTTCGTGTTTTCCATTCAATAATACCCTTTAATGTGACATTTGAGCATTTATAGTGTTCTGCATATTTTCTTGCAAAATGTGATGATGGAGTTTTTTGAAGCCATCCTTTTTTCTTTGCATTTTCATTGTATTCTTTAATTTCTTTTTCACAATTTAATTTTTCTTTTTCATAATGAGTTCTAATTTCAATTACTTTTTTATCAGAAATTTTCGGTGGTTTCAACCTTTTACCTTTTCTAATTTCTGAATGGTGTTGTCTTATTTTTGGATCCTTCCATTGATTCAAAGACAACTGTCTCATTTGTTCTGAGCCCCCGCCTCTTTTTTTAGCAGACTCACTCATTTTTTTCCGCGATTCTTCTGAGTACAAATATCCTTCAGTAGTAAAATTAGGAGAATTGTGCCCATGTCCTTTTCCAGACCAAGATTCATTTAAACCATTATTAAACGTGTCTAATTTACGAATCCAATATTCTTCACGTTCATTAATGTAATTTCTATCACTACTTTTTTCTAGTATTTCTACAGTAAATTCATCTTCGCGAAATCTTTTTGATCTTTTATGGTCTCCCATTCTCTGCTTCATACGTCTGTCTATCGTTATACCAACGTATTGCTGCGAGTCTGATTTCCTCGTCAACAGATAAACCAGATGTTGATCCTCGTTGGATACACTCATATAAATTTCCTATAGTTATTTCTGCTATATAGTTATTTATACAAATAGTAATTTGGGAAGAACTTTTAAGGCAATTACCAAATTCTTGGTCAAATTGCAATTTAGATGTATTTGCAACTGTTTGTTTTTTCCATTCTTTATCTCGTCCAGGTACATCCCACCAGTCAACTCTAAACGGTTTATAATTATTAGTTTCTTGTACTGCGCCTTCCCATATTTTATGGAAAACATTGCCAATACCATTAGCAGTTGATGTAATAATAACTTTTGTATCTTTACCTGATGAAACCACTGGATATGTAGATGTATAAAATTCACTAGCTCTTTCAACAAAAGCAAACTCGTCTAAATACAATAATGAAACTGACATACCACGAATAGATGATCCACTTGTTGCCGCGGCAATAACCCGAGAGTTATTAGAAAATTCTATACTTCCTTTATTTAATGCTTTACAACCAGGCTGCAAAAAGAATGGTAAATTTTCTAGCATAAGAGTAATACGGCCAAGCATTTCGCGTGCCGTTGCGCCCTTATTAGCCATTACTGCAATAGTTTTTTCACTATGAAAAATAGCAAACCAAAGAATATATGCTACAGAAGAAATAGATTTGCCTGATTGGCGACACGCTAAAACAATAGAAAAGCGATTATCATTAAAATGATTAAACATTTTTTCTTGATATGGATATAGCTCAAAGTTAACTAAACCACGATCTAAATGAATTACTTTGCAATAAGTTTTTGCAAAATAAACCGGGTCATACATACATTTAGCATATTCAGTAATTTCTTCTTTTGTAAATTGCTGAGTAACACCATCACGTTTTACATTTTGATTACCATTATAAGAATCATTTAGTTGTTGATTCATTGCTATCAACTTTCACCATATCAATAATATCATTAGCTTTTGCAGCATCATGCAACATTCGCTGTAAATCTGTAGTAGAACCTAAAAATAAATTATTATTAGTAGTTCCGCCCTCAATGGATTTTTGATTGCCTTTTGAATTATATTCTTTTTTCTTTTTATGTAAATCCATTAATCGATCATTTACATCAGAAATATTTTTTATCATCCCAGAAACAACCTCAAAGGCGCGAGGATGCTCTAATGCTTTTGCAACTTCCATCATTTCTTCAAGTGCATTATTACCCTTTTCAATTAGGTCATAATATGTTTTTCTGGAATATTCAAAATCATTATTTACATTATCAGAATCATTCATTAAAATACTCTATATCTTCATTAAATCCAAAGTCATTAGGTGGTGTTACATTTTCAGGAGATGGTGTAACAGTTATTCTTGCAATTTTTCCATCAGAATCTGCGGCAGTATCACCAAGAATTCCAATATCTGTAATTGCTTCACGAATAAATCCTTGATTATATACTGGCCCATAAAAGAAAGTATTCATTTGAAAGTCTAATGTATATATAATAGTTCTTCGAGTTTCCTGAGAGCCTTCAAAATCATCAGAAAATGTTACTGATTGCAAAGTAATAGGAATATCATGTTTAATATCGGTGAATTCACTAAATGGTTTTACTGTAATACTATATTGAGGTGCAAAATATGGTATTATTTGTTCTACTATTTGTAAAGCATCATCTTGTGTTTTTGAATATACATTGAGTTGAAATGAAATCAAATATGGTACAGGTGCCAAAAATTTATTTTTATTAGTTGTACTATCAGTATAACGATAGTAATTATTCATTTTAGGTAATTTTCTTTCGGCATCATATGATATAGAAGTAATCTCAAAGGACATCCGTGGCAGCTTTAAAGCAACTTTAGTATCTGTTTCTAAATTATCAGTAGTTCTAATTCTTTCAAGAAACTTAGATCTTGGAGCATAAGCTAAAGGAACCTTGGTTTGGTTTAAAACTTTTCCATTAGCATCAGCCCGTATTACTTTAATATTATTGAAAATTGTACCAAAAGTTGCAACAGTTTTTCGGAGTGTTTGATGATAAAAATATTGAAACATTATGTATCCTCCGGATCACCAAATGGATTTGCTTCGCTAAAATCTAAGAAATCATATACACTATTTGACGTATCAAATTCATCATTCATTTGATAATTATTATTGCCAAAGTCTTCGGTAAGTGATGCGATTGTCCTTGTAATTGTGCCGTCTGGTCTGTAATTCAAAATAGTGCCACCACTTTCAAATTCTGCCCAAACATCTGCGCTATCATGAGAAAGATTAGTAACTCTTAATTTATTTGTATCACTATTATATGCTACCACATCTGCTGTAATAATACTGCCTGACGCAAGCTCATGCTCAATAAATTCACCTGGTAAAAAGTCTGGATTTGTACCTACTTCATCTGCATTATTTGCTAGTGTTAATATTACACCGTATGATTGATCTTCAATAGAATCAATTGCATTAATGCCAGTATCCATATCCTCATCTGCATATTCAAATAATTCACACCGCAATTTAAATGTTGGTAGATGGCTTAACTGATAAAACGGATTTTCATGCTCTACATGCATTATTTCAAACAAAGAATTTGATAGCGGTAAATAAATTAAATCGCCTTCGTGTGGTCTTAATTCATTTAGTGCATTGTCATCGCGCCGAGCTATTTGTATCCATCTTCTTCTTGAAACCACAAAGCTAGCTTGATCTCTGATTTCTATTCCGAACCGAGTAAATAGATCACCTTCCCCATCAAAACCATCAGTATTTTCAATATACATTTCTATTTTATATGCACTACCAAATCTTGATGCTACGTCTTCTCCAAGTATTTTATCCTCGCCAGTAATACTTCTGGGGAGATAATATACATCTTGTCCGTACATCTTTAAAGATTCAATAACAATATCTTCATATAATAATTGTTCTGATCTTACTTTTTGCGAGAAATGAATATTTGTAGCCATTAAATTATCCTACAAAAAAGTCTGCCGGAAATTCATATTCCAATCTAATAGTTTCTTCTAATTTTTCAAGTTCCGCTACGGCATCTTCATATAACTGACGGCCATTAAGGCTAACCCCACCCGGTAATTGCATACCTTCAAACTTTGAAAGATTGGCCCCCCATTGTTTTTTAATAAGCTGGGTTGCATATTTTTTTAAAAATTTATCATCATAAACTGAAGTAAAAGTTTCTGGATCAATTGCAGAAGTGCATTCAACAATTAAATACTTTCCGGCCGTAATATCTTTATCAGCAAAGTCGCCACGAATATATAATCTGTTTTGTCTGCGCGCAAAATTAATCTGTGGTTGGCCAGTTAATTTACTATCTAATAAAGTTAACCATTGCTGCATCTGTTCATAATACGCAAGGTCCCCTGCAAAATTCTGAAGATCTGTTATATCGTTTAACATCATTTGATATTTTACATCAAACATGCCAGTAGAAGCGCCGGAAGATGATGCCGGCGGAAATAACTTAGTAACATATAATACATTTGCAGGTAACGGAATATATTCATTAGTTACGTCATCCGCAGTAACTAAATGCTTTAAATATGTTTTAGTTGTCGCATCACTATGAAAGGTTTGATAAAACTCAATGGCTTCATCAATTCTATCCTCTAATTGATCAGGATCAACGTTTACTTCAATGACCGGATCGCCAAGACTTCTGAGACAATACTCTATTAATTCGTCTCTATTGGTAATTGCCATGTTAAAAACTTCCTGTTGTAACTTTCTTATTAGTATTTATACTGCATTTATACAAGATGTCTAGTTACTTTTGCTGCGGCATTATCCAAGCACGTATATAAATAAACTCCATCATAGGAAAAACAGAAAGAGCCACTATCTATAATTACAGGCCCTGTAGATAAAGAAGAAGTAATTGTAGATATATCAAAAGGAGAAGTTAATTCTTTTGATCTTATCTTTTTATCATACTGGCAGTAGATATAAAGTCTAGTGCCTAGGGGGTTAAATTTAAATGAATAGACATTTCTTGCTAAGTTGCCATGATTTGCATAAAAGTCATATGATATTCCATCTGCAATGGCAGTAGTTACTGCAAAAGGTGAAGTTAAAGTATAAGAGCGAATTGCTACGGTAGTTTGGGTTCCTTGAAGTATAAACATTGTTAACCCATCATAACTAAAATCTACATCCCAAATATCATAGGAAGTAAAGCCTGTATTATAAAGTGATTTATTACTTTCAAGACTCATGCTGGTAACATCATAAGGAGTAGAAAGCGTATAGGTTTTGATATTGGACCCATCAGTTACGTACATCTTAGTACCATATTGATTTATACGCAAAGAGTGATTATAGCTAGTAGTGAGGATGGCGGCGGAGTTTGTTGTAGTAACTGCCCCTGTGAGAGAGTAAGGAGTTGAGAGCTCGTACCTAATAAAGCTATTCATACTGTCATCATAACAATATAAATATCTTCCATCTCTAGTCATGTCAAGCCCAAGTAAACTATCATTGCCAAGATCTACGTCTTGATTTTTATTTCCTATAGAAGCCGCTGAAAAGTTCCATGTGGGGACAAAAGTTAAGCTAAACGATCCAGTTGCATTAACTGCTGAGTTTATGCCGTCAGTGGCACTAAATGTTATACTAAACACTCCTTCATGTGCCGAGTTTGCACTTGGTGTAATAGTAAACACATTATCTGCTTGAGATATAGTAGCGCTATTCCCAAGTACTCCACTAGTAATTGAGTAGCTCCAGGTAAGAGGAAATCCATCCGGGTCTGTTGCATTGGCTGTGATAACTGTTGGGTTACCGTTTGTTGCTAGGGTATAGTTTGTCTCTACACCACTTACCGATCCAGGTGATAAGTTTTCAACTGTTGCAATTTTAAACCAGCCATTTGTTTTATAGATATACAAATTATTAGTAGCTAGTACAAATGCTTGATCACCGGTAGTCATTCCGGTTTCTGCAATCAAGGCATCCATATCTGCTAAGGTGCTGACACTAGATCCAGATTCAACTGGAGCTACATACCGTGATCTAATATTCGCAGAGCTTCCCAATAGCTTTGCTAGGTTTCTTCCGTTTGATATTGGCATTGCTTAAATCCTCATGCACCCTTCTTTATTAGTATTTATAGTATTATTTTTACATTAAAATACTATAATCCTGCTGATTCAACTTCCTTTAAAAATATACGCCCTACCGGAGGCATTACCGTCAGCTTCACCTTCATTCTTACATCCAATTATAATATACTCTTCGGATATGCTTACAGCTTGGCCAAAATTATCAGATACCGGTGTGTCATAATCATTGGGATTAGCTATAGTATGCAGCAATGTGCCAGTCGTCACATCATAAACATATGCATAACCGTAGCTAGTACCTAAAGGTCCATCTTCGGCAAACGCACTAATTACAGCAAAGTTACCATCCATAGCGGCATATTGTCCGAATCTATCGTTGGCGCCAGTATCATATGCATTCGGGTTCTTTAATGTGTGTAGTAATGCTCCGGTAGTTACATTGAAAATATATGCATATCCCTCCGTTGCCCCTCCAAAATCGTCACTAGTTTCGGAAATGGTAGTGAATATTGCATAATCTCCAGACAAACATACTTGTGCCCCAATCTTATCGTTTTGTTCAGCACCGTGTGGATTAGGGTTAGCCAATGAACGAATTAAGGTTCCGGTAGTCACATTGTAGATATATACTGCGCCGACAGCACTCTCATCTGCAGAATTACGTTCATATTGTGCTGAAACGATAGCATAATTACCATCTATATCAACCCGGTAACCAAAATTAGCACTTGCTGTTACATAAGTACCAGGATTATCTAATGTGTGTAATAATGCTCCGGTGGTTACATTAAAAATATATGCTTTCCCTTGATAAAGACCTACAGCATCATCTTCGGTGTACGCCCCAACAATTGCGTAATTACCTGATATTGCAACAGCAGCACCAAATCTATCGTAAGCGCTAGTAGCATATGCATTAGGATTAGACAGTGTGTGTAATAATGCTCCGGTGGTTACATTAAAAATATATGCATTTCCACTTGAGTCCGACTCCCAACTAGACCCTACAATAAGATAATCGCCGTCCATGTCAATCATATCATGTGCCG